TTGATCGTCCCAGCCTTCAAGGACGAGCATCGGTTGCGAAGCGATGTGGAGGCTGTGGATAAGATCCGCTTGCCGTTGATAGTGGGCCAGATTGAGATGAGCAATGTCCAGTAGCGGTGGCTTACTGGTCAACGTATCGGTTTTATTTGCATAAACCGTTACCAAGGGGATCTGCCCAAGCGAGAAATCGCCTGACTCAACCAACTCGTACTGCGCTGTAGCGTCGGATTGATCGAAGGAAGAGGGGTATGGGAAGTTCCCTTGCATCTCTTTCTTTTGCTCTTCTTGCCTAAAGACGCGATAACGACCTGGCTCGATGACACGTACTTGGTCATAAACTTTTTCTCCGAACTCGCCGTCAGGAACTACAGCTTTTTCCCCAATCCGAACTTGTGTAAGGTTTCCGTAATTGGATTCGCGGTCCAGTCGCCAACCGTAGACGTTGGTTGGATCCACCTCAATCCAATAGGGCCGACGATTAAGAGCACGCTCCTCTGCAAGACTTCTCGCACCCGAAGGCGCAGGAAAATCAACCAGCGTGTGGCAGTGCCCATACGTCAGGGCACAGATCAAGAGTCGTCGAGCGTACTCATCTAAATCTGAGCCACACCCATCAACGTCCTTGTTAAAAACATCTGTCCAATACGGATCACCTTGGACACTAATTGGTTTCCGCAGGATTAACCCGGCAGCTGCTCGCAACAAGCGCTGGGTATAAGGCGTGAAAACAGAGCGATTGACCCGTGACAAATACGCGGAGTAATCCTCACGGGGCTCTAGAGGCAAAAATGTCTCGCAGTTCTCGCGTAGATACTCCGTCCCGCTTGTAACGGCTGTCATGATCTCCCAGCCCTTCATCTGGTCGATCACAGCCCGTGTCCGCACGAACGGACTATCAACAGTGCCCATGTAGGAACTGCTGACGAGATGCGTTCTAACGAGACCAGGAACGGAGTAAGTCATGACACCTCAGAGTTGAGCTTTAACAGCCCCATCGACGACGGGCCGCTTTACCCCGTTCACCAGTCCAATTACGACTTCGAGCGCAGAAAGAACGCTTACGAGCAGCTTCTTCCTTTGTCTTGGGCTTGCCTGTAACCGGCGGTTTCAAATTAGAACCCGTCTCCCGGTTGTACTTAGCCCGACCTTTAGCGGTCAGGCCAGCACCTTTACTTGCAGGCAGCTTTTCGCCACGGCCAACACTAAGGTTGGGACCACGCTTACGCTTTTTGCGCTCTGCCATCGTCCTAACCCTTATTCAAGGTTGGAGGAGATAGCGCCGCTGGTGATGAAGTTGCAGGTAGCAACCACCAAATCGCCAACAGTGGATGCAATATCCATGCTGGTGATAATTCCCGTAAAGCTCACGCTGTCGGTGCCAGCGGTAGTGCCGGTCGTAAACAGCTCAAAAGAAGCATCTGCAGTGTCTGCAGTGGTCATAACGTCTTCGATAAACGCTGCTTGACCAGTTGCATCTGGGTCATAAACCAGCTCAACGGTGCCGGAACCGCTGATCATGCTGCCGACAAATGCACGGAAGGTGTCACCGTGATCGGTAACGTCCAGCGTGTCTTTGGTGACGTTCAGAGTCCAGCTGCGGGTTCCAACGATGGTGGCGTTAGAAGAGCCAGCAGCGTCAAACTGGACCGCACCTTGCTCTCCGCGAAGGATGGCCATGAGTAGACATAGGAAGGGTCTATGCCTTCGAGTCTAACTCTTTATGCCATCTAAGCCACGCGATCAGCTCTTGTGAACGATGATTTGCGCGGTAACGTTCGGCGTGCCAGACGTAATTGACACGATACGGACGCGAATACGGCTTGCTGGAATACCTGTGTACGAATAATCGTAGTTGCCAGCAGAGCTTAGCGTTTTGTTCGTATCAATAGCAAAATACTCTGTTGGAGCGCCTGCAGTGCTCATTTCAAGAGCAATTACATACTCAGCGCTGCCAGTTGTAGTCAGCAAAAATGTATAACTATCGGATTTACAGTCCACCTCAAAGGCGTCATTAGCTGATGCCAACGCCGTGGACTCGCGGTGCTCAACTGTGTTTGAGAAGCGTGTGACGGTGGTGGCCATTAGCTTTTACCCTTGGGTTTACGACGCCGATGTTGATAGCTTATCTTCTTCGAGCCCGTTTTTTCACGCTTAAATCGGGCTTTTTCTGAAGGACTCATCTCCTTAGTCGTCTTTGGCGTCTTGTCTGACACCCGCTTAGACGGTCGGCACGCCGGATAGTCCCGCTTTTCGCCTTTAGAGCGGCCACAAGGCTTCCCGGTCTTTATATCGACCCATTTTTCGTCAAACCATCGGCCAAGGCCACCACGGCCTTTACTTTTTGGTTTTGCGGGTTTTCGTGGTTTTTTTCGTTCCGCCACTGGTTGCCTTGCGATAGGTGCCACCACGCTTCTTATATTCGCGCACCAGCCACGCATTTGCATACGCGCTCGGATAAACCGCGAACTTGCGCTTGGCCTCAGCCTTTACGCGAGCATAAAGCGCCTTGTTTACTGGGACGTTTTCACTGGCCACAGCTGCACCGCATTTTTTTGCTGCCTTTTTTCATGCCCTTTTTCTTCTTGGGCGGACGGCCTTTTTGCGTGCCGTAAGTTCCCGGTCCCTTAGGCATGACAAATAAACATGGGATACACCCAGTTTAGCCGCTCTTAGAGGCGTATTCCAGCGTTACTTGACGCCTGCTGCCCTCAGGTGATTTCCAGCGTGAAAACTTGACCAAAATTGACGGGTCCAGCACCTCCTCAGGTGGCTGCAACGTTCTCCAACGGTGGTCACAGTCGCGGCAAACACGGTCTCGTACTGAATCCCCCTCCTGTGACGTGTATTTTCCCAAAACACGGGTTTCATCTGACCCGCACTTGGGGCAGAGGGGCGCATTCAAAGCACGAAACATCCTTAATACAGGCGGTATGTCGTAGTCCCCATGGCCTCAGGCTTGGCCAAGTTGAACTGCTGAAGGACAAGATACCCGAAAGCATCGAACGCATGGTCTACTCCCAGATTTTTGTTAGGAAGACCCGTCCCAGGGGCATAGGTCAACGTCCGCAACGACTTGATTAGCTCCTTACAACGCGGGTGGATTTTTACCCTTCGCGTTCCAGACGCATCCATTAGGCCAGTGTTGACCGCTGTGATCTTGTCCCGGATCTTCCACGGTGATCTGGGGCTTTGAACCGTGAAGCCGCTGCGCCTGAGAATTGCGTGGTCTGTTACGCCCACACCGCTCGTTTTTCTGGCTCCGCCTGTTGGGTCAGGGCAGGCAATAACCCGACGATCCACCCCATACCTACGGGTAACTTCTTCCGCGAAATCCCAGGTTGTGGCTCCGCCAGTCAGCATGATCTCGTCAAACACATACAACGTGTCCTTGTCTTTGACCGCACAGATGCCAGACATCGGATCTACGTTGAAGTCAACGCCCAGCAGCAGCGGCTGGATCGAAATGTCCTTGGCCTCTGTTGAAATGTTGTCATCAGAAAAGCTGATGGCGACTAGGCCGGTGAGGTTCTCGAAGGACGCTTCAAATTCCTGGCGGAACGTGCGCGAATCAAGTTGAGCGCGGGCTGCTTCAACCTCATGCTTGCTGACGTTCCCTCCTTCAATCGTTGTGTAGCTCCATCGTTGCCATTCGTTTGTTTCGTCGTCTGGGACATAACACCACAAGTCGTAAAACCAGCTAGCTGTACCGTCTGGCGTCGAAATAAACAACGCCCACCCCTCTTTATCCGCCAAAGCAGGTCGAATCACCTCAAACCACACCTCTGAATCCATAAAAGCGGCCTCATCAAGCACCACACCGCTCAAACTGCGACCCCTCAACGCCATCGCGTTCTCTGTACCCTTCAACTCAATAGTTGAACCGTTAATTAGCTCAATCCGCAGGTCGGTTTCGTTCTTCGTGTGGATCCAAACCTTCGGAACTAGCTTTTTTAACGCTCGCCAAGCAATATCTTTGGCCATCCGGTAAGTCGGGGCACAATAAAAGAAGGTTTCACCCGGCTTCTCAATCGCTCCACGCACCAGCTCAACACAAGAGAGGTACGACTTGCCGAATCTGCGCCCTGCAACCAAGACTCGAAAGCGCTTTTCGCTCGAATAAACCTGTCCTTGTGCCCATCTCAGGTTGATGGGTTCTGTTTTTACTGCCATACCGCAAACATTAACTGCTTTTTCAACCCCTACCCCCCTCTACACCGTGCCAGAAGGGCGTGTGGGCGGTTAATATCGAAAAAACGGTCGATATAGATGGCCCTCACTGATCGCACCACACAAGCTAAGCAAGAGCGGATCAGGAGACTGTATAGGAGGCAGTTGGATGGACTGTCGGCTCGGGCGCTTGTGTACGATCACGCCGAAAAAGAACA